GCTCCGTGGCTTCGCCGCGTTTCATGGCCATACCTCAAGCGGCTGTCAGAGCCACATTGCAAGCCGTGCGGGGTGCCTTCTATGAACTCGGAGCAAAGGCGGGCCGCACGCCGGAAGCGCCGCGAGGAGAAGCGCGCCAGGGCCAAGGCCGAGCGCGTCAAGGCGTGCACCCTTGAGACGGTGGCCGACCTCAACAGCCTGTGCAAGGCTTCCAAGCAGGCCGCGCGTGGCGTCATGTGGAAGGCCTCGACGCAGCGGTACATGAAGGACTACCTGCGAAACGCCGTGAAATCGCGCCAAGACCTTTTGGAGGGCCGCGACATATGCCGGGGTTTCATCCGCTTCGACCTGTTGGAGCGCGGCAAGCTGCGCCACATCAGTGCAGTGCACTTCCCCGAGCGCGTGGTGCAGAAGTCGCTGTCCCAGAACGCCCTCGTGCCCGCGATAGTCCCCACGCTCGTATCCGCGAACTCCGCCAACATCAAGGGGCGCGGCACCGACTACGCCCTTAAGCTGCTCAAGCGCCACCTGGCCGACCACTGGCGGCGGCATGGGCGCGAGGGCTACATACTGCTGGGCGACTTCTCCGACTACTTCGCGCGCATTGCCCACGAGCCGGTCAAGCGGCAGGTGGCCGACGCGCTGCTCGACCCGCGCGTGGTCGCCCTTGAGCACCGCCTGATAGACGCGCAGGGCGAGGTCGGCCTGGGCCTGGGCAGCGAGCCAAACCAGATATGCGCGGTGGCGCACCCCAACCGCATCGACCACTACGTGGCCGAGATGCTGCGCCCCGAGGCCTACGGGCGCTACATGGACGACTTCTACCTGATCCACGAGTCCAAGGAGTACCTGCAAGTGTGCCTTCTGCTGATAGAGCACGAGTGCGCGAAGCTCGGCATCGCGCTGAACCCGCGCAAGACCCGCGTGGTGAAGCTGACGCGCGGCTTCACGTGGCTGAAGAAGCGCATCTTCTACACCGAAACGGGCCGCATCGTCATGAAGCCGTGCCGCGACTCCATCACGCGCGAGCGACGCAAGCTGAAGAAGATGGCCCGCATGGTGGCCGAGGGGGTCATGACGCCCGAGCAGGTGCAGCAGAGCTACCAGAGCTGGCGCGGCGGCATGGCTCACTTGGACGCGCACCGCAGCGTGCTGGCCATGGACGCGCTGTACCGCAGCCTGTTCGAAAATCTCGCGGGGGGGTTGCTCAATGCAACCAAGCCCGAGAGACGATTCGGGCGGAACGCCCTTGCCATAGCGGAAGGGCGGCAACTCAAAACGGCGGCCTAGACGGGTCGAAAACGAAATAACCAAGACAGCGAAGGCGTGCTGCGGCGCGCCTTCTTTCTTCGCGCCCGCCCAAACGGCCAGGCAATCTCACGGCGCTAATACGATGGCGGCACATTCCCCGATAAGGAAGGAGTCCGCATGGACACTGAGGAAGACATGCCGCGCCCCGACGAGCTTCGAGACGGCACCCTGGCCGAGGTCAACGCCCTGCGCGACCTGCTGTCGCAGATCGGCGACCCCGACGCGGCGCACGACGCGGGCGTTATCGACGATGACGAGCACGTGGAGCGGAAGGCGCGAAAGCTCGCCTACACCTCCGCGCTCGCCGCCTACGCCAACGGCGAGGTGCCCGACCTCCCGGCGCTGCTCGAACAGATGCGCGAGCAGGCGTCCCAGCCGACGCAGACCGAGACCAACACGGCGAACATCGACTACCTGCTCATGACCGTGGGAGGTGACCAGTAATGGCTACGAAGAAAACCGTTGAGCATTCCAAGCACTTCGCGAAGGTCAAGAAGTACTACGACAAAGACCTTTGGAGCAAGGCGCGCGTCTACAAGGCTGTCGAGTGCAAATGGATCACCGCCGACGAGTACAAGGAAATCACCGGCGAGGAGTACACGGCCGAATAGGCGGAAGGAGGGCGCCCAGGATGGAAGCGCTCAAGCTTTTTGCGCCTTACGGACCGGCTTGGCTTGGCGGCGTGCTCCTGACGCTCGTTGCGTTCTACTTCGGGAGACAATTTCTTGAGGAGTACAAACGCCAAAACCAGCGGAAGGGCGAGCTCGACCTGAAGCGCGAGGAGCGCAAGCAGGCCGAAGTCGACGAGAGGGCGCAGCGCGACCGCGAGCGGTCCCAAATGGAGGGGCGCATCGCCGCCCAGATGGAGCGCAGCAACACCCTGATTGAAGGAATGAAAACGCTCATGGAGTCGGTTGTCGCGTCAAATGACGTCCTCCACGCGGACTTGGTCCACAGCCAGGCGCGTAGCCAGGGCATGGCCGAGAAGGTCGACCATATCTACGACCGAGTCGACCTCATGTACAACAAGGAGACAGGGAGATAGAGATGACTGATATACAGGCAGGACTCACGGTGCTGACCGTCCTCGTGGTGCCCTATATCGTGCAGGCTATCAAGACGAAGGCGATGACCGGCAATGTCGCCCGCTGGACGGCCATCGCAGTATCGGCGCTGTGCGGCGCATTGACGGCCATGGCCGGGGGTATGCCGACTGACCCCACGGCGTGGGTTACGTCCATCTTCGCCGCGGTAGGCGGCGTGCAGGTGGCATATGCAGCCTTCAAGGCGGTCGGCGTGACAGACAAGTGGCTCGACGCGCTGCTTGCCATGGGCACTCCGAAGAAGGACGACTAGGAATGGGCGGCAAGCGCCTCGTGCGCATCGCCGCCGCCATCTCGCTGCTTGCTTTGCTCGCCGCCTTCGCCGACGTGGCGCTTATAGCCTCTAACGTGCCGAAGGTGCCGAAGGAAGAGCCTTTGCCCGTCATCTACGACAAGCCGCTCGACAAGCCCGCCGAGGTGCCCGTCTACCTCCAAGCAGACGAGCGCTGGGGCGGGCTTTCGTATGCGGGCGAAGACTTGGCCGCTTCCGGCTGCGGCCTCACGTGCGCGGCCATGGCGTGGGAATGGCTCTACGGCCAGACGTGCACGCCGGCGCAGATGCTGGGATTCGTTGGCGAATCGTGCCTCACGGACGGCGTGAACGACATGGAAAAGTTCTGCCGTTGGATGAACGCGAACGACCAGGCTTTGGGCTACACGCCTATCCACGACAACGCCGACGACGCCTTGGACGAGGCGGCTGGCGGATGGATGGTGTTTTGCAGCCTGACTGGCCAGCTACGCGACGGCGGCAAGAGCTACGACGGGCACATCGTCCTGCTCTGCGGATGGGACGGCGAGACGGCGACATTTCACGACCCCTACGAGGGCGTGGTGCGGCTGAGCCGCGAACAGTACGAACAAGTTGATTGGGCTTATTTCATAGCGATAGGGAGCGCTGAATAGAATGAACGGAATCGACATCAGCAATTGGCAGAACGGCATCAACCTCGCGGCTGTCCCGTTCGACTTCGTTATCTGCAAGGCTACCGAGGGCACGCGCTACGTGTCGCCCGACTGCGACCGTCAGATCCAGCAGGCGATTGGCCTTGGCAAGCTTGTGGGCGTGTACCACTACGTCAACGGCGGCGATGCCGATGCGGAGGCCGAGTACTTCTACGAGCACTGCAAGGGCTACGTCGGCAAGGCCGCGTTCTTCATCGACTGGGAGGATCGGGGCAACGAGGCGTGGGGCGACACGTCCTACCTCAAGGCCATGGCAGAGCGTTTGGCCGAGCTTCTGGGCTTTGGCATGGATCGCATCGGCATCTACGCATCCAAGAGCGTATTCCCGTGGAACCTCACCGACGCCAAGACGTGGGTGGCGCAGTACGCCGACATGAACGCCACGGGCTACCAGGACGCGCCTTGGAACGAGGGCGCTTACGACTGCGCCATCCGCCAGTACTCCTCGTGCGGGCGCCTGGACGGCTGGGCGGGCAACCTCGACATCAACAAGTGCTATATCTCCCGCGCGGAGTGGGAGGCCATGGCGGGTGGCTCCAACGGCGATCCCGACTCGCTTATCCACGGCATCGATGAGACGCCAACGGCAGACCTCGCGGCGAAGGTGCTCGCTGGCGAGTTCGGAGACGGCGACGACCGCAAGCACGCGCTGGGCGACCGCTACCAGGAGGTGCAGTCGCTCGTGAACCACATCCTCACGGTATCCGCCGAAAATCTGGCCGCTGAGACATGGGCGGGCGATTACGGCAACGGCAGGC